GCCGCTTGCGTTGCCTTTAATACTTACTTTGCTCATCAGATAACTACCCAACGGGCCCCCGTTTCTACTGTGACTGTTACGCCGCTGGCCACATCAATAGGGCCTACGCTTGAAGCGTTCTCATCGGAGTCGATTGTTGTGTCTTCGGTAATTGTTCGTGCGTTGGCGAATATGCCGTTTTTAGCGACCGGCTTTTTAACCTTCAGCTCACCAGTGTTGGGCTGATAAAGCAGGTTTGAGTCCGAAGTAAATACGTCTGTCGCCACGCCCGAGGTTGCGTCTGCAAACAGCGGAAAGACGTCCGTGCTGGTGCTGGTGTCGTTGGTGATTTCTGAGCCACCCACGCTTGACCAAGCAGTTCCGTTATAGCCCTCGAACAATGCCGTGTCGCTGTTAAAGCGCAGCATACCCGCGCCGGGAGAACCGGGGCGCTGAGCCTGTGTGCCCTCGGGGAGTTCGACTGCGCCGGTGCCCGTGAACTCAGCATCGACAAACGTAACAGAGTCTGTGGTCTGCACGTCCTGATCCATCGCGTACAGCTCGTTCGCACCTTGGCCTGTGTTGACTGTGGCGAACTGAACGGCGGCTGACGTGCCAACGTCTTGGCCAATGCTGATGGAGCCAGAGCTGTAAGTGACGCCCGTGCCACCGCTTAGATGCCCGTCTACCCGTGCATCGGTGTAGTAGAGATTGCTAGTGCCCTCAGAAAGATCATCAGTGTCGTGGTTGCTGATGTCAGAGACTTGGCCCGTGACATTGCCATCTAAATCGCCTGTAAACCCACTGGATGCCTCGACGCTCGTGAACTTACCAGAGTCGGTAGTTGTCTCGCCGATCTTGACGCCGTCGATGGTGCCGCCGTTGATGTCCGCACTAGTAATAGTAACTTGAGAATTACCGCCTAGCGTCGCGCCGTCAATCGCACCGCCATCAATGTTGACGCTATTCGCGTCTTGCGTGGCAATGTCTCCCAAACCCAAGTTACCTCGAGCTGCCGAAGCAGAGCTAGCGCCTGTACCACCGCCTGTAAGCGGAACCGTTGCCGAGTTCGGAATATCAACTGTTGAGCCGTCTACAACAACCGCACGGTTCGCCGGGTAAACAACAAAGACATCTTTAGTGCCGGTTGAAAAATTAACCGCCACCCCAGCGTTTGAAGAGTCAAGTATTGTGTCGCGACGCAAAGAGTTTGTGGCCGCAAGGTAAGTACCAAGACCAATCTCAAACTCGCCGCCAGCAACTAAGCTAACTGCATAATACGTCGTGTTGCCATCGCCGATAGCATCCGCAAACCGTTGAAAGCCTGTCGTGGCCCCCGCGAGTGATAGATCGCCAGTTCCCGTTGTGCCCGATGTTTCTTTGACACGATCCGCTAGCACTAAAGCCATAACAGGTCTCCTTATGCGATACGGATAATCGCGTTACTAGCATCAGCCGTTGGGAACTGGATCGTAAAATCACCGTTGGTCGAGGTCTTGTCACCGCCAAAGTCTAACACAGCCACTGCGCGGTCGCCGTCAGTGCTGTTATAAATCAGCGCACCCGCTGCAGTAATCGTCGCGTCAGTGAACGTAGTGTCATTAAAGTCAACAAACGCAGTCGTGCCAGACGTCGTCGGAGTAACCGCAGTCAGCGTGTTGCCGCCAGCTGTGTAGCCCGTTCCGCTAACTTCGTTAGAGGTTGAATACGTCGCAGTGCTCGCATCAAGCGTAGCCGCGCTAGTAAACAGTGCAATCTTATACGTATCACCCGTCGAGGCAGTGAAGTCGTGAATGCCCTGCAGGAGCTCTTGCTTGAACGAAGTACAAAGAGTTTGTGTGATAGCCATTATGTTCTCCTAAATTAGTCTTTTGTGCGACGGTAGAAGTCGCGCCCCTCAACCGCCTGTGCAAAGCCGTTTAGTCGACTCAGCGCCCGCTGAAGCTGCTCTTCGTACTGGGCAATCATATCAGGCTCGCCTTTCATGAAAGTATAAGCCTCCACAAGAGAGCCGTACAGCATTGAAGGGCCAGCATTTGTTCCAAGCCATGTCTCGCCGTTCGGCGACTCTGTAATCGACTGCGGACGATAAAAATAATGCAGCTCAGCGTTGTACTGCTGGTCAGGCGTCGGAGCAATCATAAAATTCGTCACATCAAAGTCAGTATAGTACCGAGGCTCTGACGTCTGGCTAAAATCAGGCCAAAACTCCTGAAGGAAGTTAGCGTCCTTGTTCAGCAATGTCTTCTGGTCGCCATCAACAGTGATCGACAAAGAAAACGTATACAACCAATCAATCGGTTTGGGGAAAAACCGTGTGCCCGCTGACATTGTAGCGGTAGCGTTCTTGCGAAACACCTCAAGCGGAGCTTCTTTGAGAATGCGCTCTTCGGCTGTCTCAATAAAACGGTCGATATTGTTTATAAACACAGACTCTGTGTTGTCTGTGTAGTCTTGAATCGCCTGCCGCAAAGTTGTGTAGGTGTAATTAGGCATTAGGGCAACCTATCTAAAAAGTCATCGTACTCGGTTGTATCAACCGGCGGCTCTTCTCGTGCAGGGCGCGCATGACGCAGCGCCTCAGCATCAGCTTTAGCAAACGGTGGCTCTAGCTGCGGATGCTTGGACTCAAAACACTCAGGGCATACACGAGAGCCATTCCACTCCTCGCGAATTTCTAGGTACTTATACTCAAACCCACACCGGTCGCAAAGTGCTAGTGCGAATTTGCCTGATGCAAAGTTGCCCATGGTTAGTACCCGTAAGAACGGAAGCTAGGTCGTATGTGTAACGACCCGCGCTCGCTGTCCTCATCAGCCGCACGAGCAAAGTCTTCTTCGTAAACCATCTTCATGGCCTGTGCGCGCTCAGGCGCAGACTTCATCGCCAAGTAATAAGCGAGCCCAGTCACCATCGGCGGGATAAACCGGCTTGGCACATCTACATCGTTGGTCAGTGTCGAGGCATCCTGAATACGTTGAATGCGATAACTAATCACCGCATCAGTGTTGTTCTCAGGAGTCGGCCAGACATAAAAGCTAGGCACTGCTGTGCGCTCAACATAAATCTGCGTAGGACGGCCTGTCTGCTCTTTCTGAGGCAGATTGAGGTAATCCTCACGGGTAATGCGCTCAAGCGTAAAATCAGTGCCATCACGGCGCACGACAGACTCAAGGACATCAATGTCCTCGACGTTCATCTGATACTGGCGTTGTCCCTCAATCATAGGCTCTGTGACCTGTGCGACTTTCCAGAGGTTAACGCCTCGGTTAGTCCAGTCCTGAAACATCACATTGAGGCTACGCCGCGCTTTACGTGCGTCATACCCTGTGCGCATCTCAAGACCGAGGAGTTCATACGCCTCCTCGATCACATCAGAGACATCCAGCTTAAAGTTTGTCGTGCCGCTTGTAGCCATTACCGAATTTTAGCCTTGCTCACGCCCTTCGTAGCGCAGCCTGCACCTTTAACTTTACCGCCACGGGCCATTTTCTTTTTGGCCATACCGCCGCGAGCCATCTTTTTCTTAGCCATGCCACCGCGAGCCATTTTCTTCTTCTCGTCTTTCTTCTCGTCGCCAGTCATGCCGCCACGGGCCATCTTCTTTTTACTGGCGTTCTTGTTTTCGTCGTCCATTTTGTCACCACGAGTCATCTGCATATTCATATTAGAACGATTCACTTTGCCACCTCTTTTGTAGCCCGCGCTTTTGCGCTTTTCATAAGCATCCGCAGCCAAGTTTTGAATGCGGTCCATAAGTTCGTTTGCGCGCTTATCATTGCCAGCTTCACGCTGACGATTCATCTGCTCTTGCAAACTTTCAATCTGTTTCTGCTCCGCTGCGTCGGGACGACTGCGGTTACTTCCAGCTTTACCTACAGGCATAAATCACCTACTAGTAATAGAAGAACGTTACAGACGTAACATCAGTCAGCACAGCGTAAGGATTGGTCTCGCAACGGATCGGTGTGTAGTAAAACTCTACACCGTGAGCGGACTGGTCAGCCGGAGTCGCAATTTCTAGCAAAACCGGGCCAGTTGCCCCACCATCCCTAATAACAATGCTGCCTTCGCCGGGGCCTGCAACAAAATACATAGTGGCGATACGAGCCGGGCCACCAAAGATGTCGCCTGATGCCGTTAGTGTCGCCGACTTGCCGTCAGAGTGCATACCAGCCATGACGGTCTCCTATTAGCCAGCCGAAACGGTAAGAACACCGCTGTCGTTATACAGCTGTCCAGCGACGCCGGGATCGGTTGTCGGAAGATCAGAAATAATAACCGTGGTGCCGTCAATCGTAACGGTGCCGGTCGTGGTGAGATCAGTAGCAGTAACGCTACCAGTGACATCGCCCTCGAAGCCGTTGTCAGAACGGACGGGGCCAGAAAAAGTT